TTAAATTGCAATCGTCGTCCAGTCCTTACCTCGGTCGTCGTTATAACGATCGGTCTGTTGCTGGGACTTGTGGCCGAGCAACTTTTTAGTGTCAATCCCCTGTTCCTTATAAAGACGTTCAGATAGCGAGCGCTGCTCGTGGAATGTCGCTGGCGTTCCTTCCCTCCAGTCAATTTCTGCCTTATCCCGAGCCTTACTAAAATTCATGGTTAGCGTGTTCGGTTTAACTTGGGCGCCACGTTCTGCTTGTGACGTGGCTCTGAAAAAATGGACGAGGTAAGAGCTAACCGCATAATCCCGACAGCGCGCTATAACATCCCGCAAACTCCAGTTAATGGCATTCAGGCGGAGCGATAATGGGATCGCTATTTTGCTTCCTGTTTTCTCCTGAACAATGTGTAAATGATCATCCCAGACATCGCTAAACTTCATTTTCGAAATATCACCCAGGCGCTGGCCGGTTACCAAAGCCAGCAACATAGCGTTACCCATATATTGGTGATTGGCATCGGCAATCTCGAATATCCGCTGCCATTCCTCCAGACTTAGGCGCTGGCGGGTGACTTTTCGGCGGGGCTTTTTAGTTGCTGAAGCTGGATCGTAACCGGGAGGAACTGCACCTGCATGCTGCGCTTCTTTAAAAATATCTACCAGCACAGTTCTGACGACCTGAGCCATTCTCGGCTGACCGGCAGTGACGTACTCATCGAGCAGCTGAGCAATATCACGAACGTCCACTGATGGTAGCAGTTTCATACCGACTCGCTCTCGCAATAACGAAACCGGTTTTGCTTTCTGTTTGAATGTGTTCAGTTTGATGTCGCCCGTCGCCAACCTTTCTTCCTGAATCTTCCAGTATCTATCCAGCCATGTAGAAACTGTGATTGCTTTGCCATTGCTGGTGGCGATCCTGTCGCTGATCGCCAGAATTTGCCGGGTTCTCTGTTCCGCCAGGCGCGTGTTAGCTTCTGTAGCAATCGCTATAGCTTCTGCCTCATCGGTACCCAGCGCATGAAACTTGCCTGTGACGGGATGTTTATAGCGCCAGTAAACCTTATTCGCCTTTCTACTGTAGAGAGGGTAAAGGTTTGGAACAGAAACATTATTTTTACGTGGTCGAGCTGCCATCAGCAAGAATCCTCTGAAGTATAGGCGAGTCAGTCTTTCGGATATTCGGCTTAGCCAATTCGCCTACAAGTTCTGCATCTTCCCTTACTCGCCACTTGCGACCCTGTTTCATAGCTGGTGGGGAAAACATATTTTGCTTAGCGTATCGGCGCAGAGTATTCAAAGCTGGTGGACTGCTCCGGTATTTCTCTGCTGCCCATTCCTCAAGCGTGAGCATTTGCTTCATGGCTTATTCTCCACTTTACCGGCTGCACCCGGGTTAAATCAGATGTTGTTGCTGGTGGCAGGAATCAACCGCTGCCATATTGCTGAAACGTATTTCACCTGGTGCTTGGCATCGGCTAGCGCGTTATGCAAATCGCCTTCAAACGGAATCTCATAACGCGGATAAAAGCCAGCAGCGCGACCCATTTCGACGATTGTGCGCACGTCCCGATCGTTCCAGAACCGCCAGGGGCAGTAGAAACCGTGACGTTCAAATGTCGCCCTGATAATGACGTTGTCGAATGTCGCTCCGTTGCCCCATACCTGTAAGCTTTTCGGCTCACAGTTGTCCTCTATCAGCTTTATCAACCCGCCGAGAGCATTCGTGATGTGCACCCTGTTATCGCTGGTAATGGCGGCTCGCGCTTCTGCGCTCTGCTTTAGCCACCATAAGATAGTGCCAGGGTCTGCCACTGCGTCACGAACCATTGAGGATTCGAGATCCGCTACGGCATAGTATTCCGGTCCCATCACTCCAGTGGAGGGTTCGAAAAGCACAGCCCCGATCGCGATAATAGGTGCGGTGGGTTTGTTGCCCATCGTTTCAAGATCAATCATTAAATGGTTCATCGCCCCTCCTTTCCCGGTGCGACGCGCTTTACCGGATAATAAGTGCTGTTATATGCCTGGCCGTTTGTGGGTTGAACTGATCCACACAGAAAAAGTGGATCGCTCGTATCACCATCGTCGTTACGAACCCAACCAACAATCTCATCTACAATAGGTGCGGGCGGTGGCTCTATGTCGAGCGGCAGGCTCACGCCCGCTTTCGGCCCTCTAGTCATGGTGGCGAAGCGTGTATAACCTCGCAGCAGGCGCTTTGCCGCTTTGTCGCTCACGTAAAACATCGGCTCCGCCCGATCCCGCAGCGCCTCCAGCAGCTTGTCGCTGATCTTCGTCTTTTCCCTTAACACTAAAGCTAAGAGATCGAGCTGCCCGGCCATACGCTGAACAAGAGAGGCGGCTTCATGCATGCCGTTCTGCGTGCCCAAAAGCAACACCAGCTGGTGGCCTGATTTCGCGAGCTCCTTCGTTTTTTCGTAATTCAATGCGTGTTCCTCCACTTAACTTTGCGCTGCACCGCGCTGAATTTTGGTTGAGCGAATCCCTCACCAGGTGGCGATAAAGAAAAGAATTACGCTTCACTAAATGCCCCATATGCGGGGCATTTAAGGCAGCGAATTAAGCTGAGAACTGCCCAATAAATGTTTCTACCTGACTGTCTTTGAATTTTTCAATCAGCAGGTCGCGAAACTCTGCAGCCATTTCCTCCTGTTGGGCTTCGAGCTGGACGATGCGCAGAACAAGAACCGGGCGGTCGCCACCGATAATGCTCAGACGTAACTTAAAGCGACGCTCAGCCAGACCTTCAAACGGCACGCAGGTAAACTCAAAGGCTACCGGCATGATGTTCTGCGTTCTGGCTTCTACGCTTTCCATCAGGGAGCGCTTGCCGCTGAAGTCACCATCTTCAAAGTCAGCTTTCTGAATCGACTCGATGGAGATTTTGCGAATTGCCGCAGCCGACTTCTTCGCATCAATCGGCTGGCCGTCGGCGTCAAAGCCGATCAGGCATTCAGACCAGTCTTCTAGCCATTCGGCCAGCTCTTTCTGTGTATGGCGGTCGCCGCTGATGCAAAGCAGCGCGGAAAAGGGCGCGGTCTTCTTCAGCGCCAGCAGCGCGGTATTATCAGCGTGGCCGGGTTTATCCAGGGTTCCGAGGTTAAATACCGCAACAGCACGCATATCGTCGGCATTAATAAAGCAACGGGTACCCTCTGCAGCGTAGCCAGTAGAGTAGCGGGCAAAGTCTTCAATGCTGGCGGTCACCATTTTGCCGCGAAAGCGGAAACGCTCAAGGCAAAGGGATTCCAGACTGTCGATTCGTGCGCCTTGCGGAACAACGGCAGCGGGGCAGTCCACGCTTTCAAGCTTTTCTTCCATAAAACGGGAGAGGGTCAGATCGCCAATTTTATCGATAGCGGTTGCGTCTAAAGAGTGAGACATAATTATTCCTTAACTGGGTGAATTGTCAGGTTTACTGTTTGGCACGCAGCTTCGCATCAGGATCACCGGCCAGAGTAAACAGCTGGCCCTGATCTTCCTGCAGAATGGAAAGCTTGCCGCCGCGGTTGACGTACATCGGCGTCTCGGTGGTGTCTTCTTCCGAGGATTTACCACGCGGGGTGGGGCGCATATAAGACAGCTTGTGCTTGATCATCACGCGCTTTTCTTCGACGGAATTGCTCATGCGGTCGAGCTCAAAGGTCACGGTAACTTTTCCTTTGGTGCCATTGTTCAGCACGCCAAATGCAACTTCGCTGAGTGCTAGGGCGATTTTGTTTTCGAACACCCCTCCGTCCAGTTCGCCCAGAAACTCAGGCACTTTGGTCAAACGTTCATTACTCATCGGTTTACCCTCAGAAAGGCGGCTGCAACCGCCGGTCGTAGTTTCTCCACACAACACAGAAGAGCACCTGCGGTTAGGAGTCCCGCCCGGGTGGATTGGGTTATGAGCCCGTCGCCCGGTGATGCTCTTGTGTGTTGCGTAATCTGTTTGCTCGCTCTCGATGTATAGAAAATAATTCCAAATTGCGAGAAGCGCAAGATTAAATTGCATAATGCGCAAGTAAGGGTGCAAAAAAAAGGCCGCTTAAGCGACCTATTTTCGTGTAATACGGGTTAGCCGTGCCTTTTAAACGCTTGCGATTGGCTTATCAAAACCTTCCCATAAATGTAAAAACGATGCTCATTGCTCTTGTCTATACTCCATTCCCGATACTTAGGATTGTCAGATATAACAAGAAGTTGGTCAGGAATCATTTGAAGTCGTTTGGCGTAAATTTTGCCGTCAAAGCCAAAAGTGTAGATGCCGTCACCATCAAACTCATTAACTGAGACATCAACGAAAACTAAGTCACCAGGCTCAATGGTGGGCGACATGCTATCGCCACGAACGTTAATCACTTTAACGTTTCCAGCGGATCTACCACCAAACATTGCTAAAGCTTTTTCGTGGTTATATTCAATGGCCTGGATAACTTCGATCACATCACTTCCTTGTATATAACCCATACCAGCACTTGCGCTGGCATCAAGAACTTCGACTCTAAACACATCGGTACCCTCTCCGATTGCGGAATCTGGTTTACTGTTTTTATATACAGTAGTCGCATTGTCGGCCGAGGTAAAGAGGTCAGCAACAGTAACGCCTAAAGCTTGCGCTAATCGATTAAGTGTCTGTTCTGTAAATTGCTTTTGTTTACCTGTTTCAAGACGAGAAATATTCGCTGCATCCACCTCAACGGCGTCAGCTAATTCAGCAATTTTCATATTCTTCGCCAGGCGAAGCTGTCTAACTCGATTTCCTATGTTCATGCGCATATTACATGTCCTTTTTGCGTGTCATGCAAAGCAACTTGCGCAAGTTAACAACATGCAATAACATGCGTAATACGCAAACTAAGGAGGCGTTATGCAATCCCCACTAAGAAAATTGCGCAATTCGCACGGCTATACATTATCTCATGTTGCTGGCGGTGTTCAGGTTGACCCCGCCACGCTCAGTCGCATCGAGCGTTGTGAACAAGTTCCCTCCGTTGAGTTAGCTGAAAGGCTTGTGAAGTTCTACGACGGGGAAATAGACGAAATGCAGATTCTTTACCCCAGTCGTTATCAGACAACTGAACAAGAGGCAGCTAAAACTGGCAACGCCAATTTAGCGGCAAATTAATCAACCGGTAACTACCAAGAGGAAAACAAGATGGTAGACAACATCAAAGCAGCAATAAGCGCGATGTGTAAGGCGCATCCCGCCGGTCGACTCGGGATGGCTGCCGATCTCGGCATGAGCATCGACACCTTTCATAACCACATGTACCAGAAATGCGGCAGCCGCTTCTTCACGCTGGCCGAACTTGAGCGCATGGAGGACCTGTCCGGCATCTCGATGCTGGCGGAATATGCCGCGGCGCGCGTCGGCAAATTGCTGGTGGACGTTCCGAAGCCGGAAAGCATGGACAACGTGGACCTGTTCGCGATTGACATGAAAACCAGCGCGGCGAAAGGCCAGCTGGCGCAGGCGCAGATTGAAGCGGCTGAGGATGGGGTAATTGACCGTCATGAACGCAAAAAGCTCTCAGAGCTGTTTCGCAGGACCATTCGCCACCAGTTCCACGGGTTCATGGGATTCATGGCGCTGTATGGGGTTTCAGACCAGGCAGTAGAAGTATTTATGAGCACCAGAAAAGGTGACGCCCCGAGTGTGCAGCTCGAGGCGTCGGGCGCGTCTTTTCAATAGTGGAGAAACTACGCATGAACAGTTTAACAACACGTTACCGCAGGTCGCAACTTATTGCGCTGCCGGTGCCGGGCGGAGCCGGTCCGGTGCAGTACCGGCATGCAGTGAGAGTATCAGGCCACTGTGTGCCCGTCAGCTACCAGCTCGTTCAGCAGATGGTAGGGGAGTTTAACCGCCAGGCGGAGGCTTTCGCGTGCAGGAACTCAACAGACGATACCGCGACTGGCGGGGAACTGAAGTCCACGTCACCGGTTACTACCCCGAAAAACGACAGGTTATCTTCCGGCGCGCGGGTTACCCGCACGACTGCATGCAGCCTGTTGAGCGGTTCCGCGAGAAGTTCAAAAGGGTGGATACATGAGCGTTAAGTTATCAGCGTACGTGTGGGATGGCTGCGCGAGTGCCGGAATCAAGGGCACGAAGCTGCTGATCCTGGCGCGCCTGGCTGATTTCTCCAGCGATGAAGGTATCAGCTGGCCCAGCGTCGACACCATCGCGCGCCAGATTGGCGCCGGTCGCAGCACCGTAATTACCGCAGTTGGTGAGCTTGAGCGTGACGGATGGCTGACCCGTAAAGAACGCCGTCAGGGCCAGCGCAGTGGTACCAACATCTACACGCTGAACGTGCCGCGCCTGCGCCAGGCGGCTGCCGGTGCTTATTCTCAGGGTCCAGTTTCTGAACATTCAGAATCTGGACGTTCAGAATCCGAAGGTTCAGAAGCTGGACGTCCAGAATCTGAACGTCCGGAAAACCACAAAAACAACGCTTCTCAGGGTCCAGAATCTGGACACGATCCGTCAGTAACTTCAAAACAAGAACCATCAGATAAAAAACCTTCTTGTCAGGTTGCCGGGCAACCCGACGCTGAGCAGCTGATCACCGATAAAGCGATTGCTGTGCTGAAGCACCTGAATCTGGTCACCGGCGCGCGTTACCAGAACTCGAAATCCTCACTGGAGAACATCCGGGCCCGCTGCGCGAAGGGCATTCGGTGGACGACCTGCAGCTCGTTGTCGACTACAAGCACGAGCACTGGCACGACACCGAAATGTACGACTACATGCGCCCGCAGACGCTGTTCGTCCCGGGCAAGCTTGAAGGCTACCTGCTGAGCGCCACCCGCTGGAAAGAGCGCGGACGCCCGTCCCGCCAGCAGTGGAAGCAGCGCAGTGTGCAGCGTGACGACAGCGCATTTAAAGCCAGCTATGCCGGTGTTGATTACAGCCAGGTTCCGGAGGGGTTCAGATCATGAAAAAAGAGAAGCTGAAACACGAAGTTTTCGAAGAGATGGCCTGCCAGCTTGAAAGGCAGAATCTGTGGCGCCGCGCCGCACATGTTTACCTGGTTGCATTCGATGCTTCGAAGAGTAACCGGGACCGCGAACGGCTGGCGAAGAAGCGCACCCAGTGCCTGAAGATGAGCAACCGCGTTGGTTACGTGGAAGGCCGTTGCTATCTGGCCGGTAATTATGTGGGGGAACTGTGATGCACCCGTTGAATGCTTACAGCCAGGCGCTGGCAGCGCTGCGCAGCAAACCGGCTCACGAACTTAAAGAAGTCGGGGATCAGTGGCGCACTCCGGACAATATTTTCTGGGGCATCAACGCCATGTTCGGCCCGCTCGTACTGGACCTGTTCTCTGATGGTGAGAACGCCAAATGTGAGGCTTATTACACCGCGGAAGATAACGCGCTGACGCAGGACTGGTCGGCGCGTCTGGCCGAACTCAACGGCGCCGCGTTCGGCAACCCGCCGTATAGCCGCGCGTCCCGGCATGACGGAGATTACATCACCGGCATGCGCTACATCATGCAGCACGCCAGTGCGATGCGGGAAAAAGGCGGGCGCTACGTATTCCTGATTAAGGCGGCCACCAGCGAGGTCTGGTGGCCGGAGGATGCAGATCACGTCGCCTTTATCCGTGGCCGTATCGGTTTCGATCTTCCGTCATGGTTCGTCCCTAAAGATGAAAAGCAGATCCCGTCCGGCGCGTTTTTTGCGGGTGCCATTGTGGTATTCGATAAGACCTGGCGCGGCCCGGCAATGAGTTACATCAGCCGCAACGAGCTGGAAGCGCGCGGCGACGCGTTTATTGCACAGATACGCCGTCAGGCTGAACGCCTGCTGATGAGTAACCGCCAGGAACCCGATGAGGATGAAACAGATCTGCATTCAGAAACTGAGCAGCAACTGCAGGCTGCTGAAACAGAGTTGCCACTGACAGCAGCCGACATTCTGGATCGAAGCGGCGTTGAGGTATGGGCCTGTGCATGTGCGGCGTTCGGCAGCAAAGAGGCGTATGCCTTCCATGAATCCCGCTTTGCTCACAGCTGGGCCGCGGATTCCGTAGAAAGCCCAATGCTGGTGACGGTGACCGCAGACGTCATTTCGCGCGCGCAGTCGCTGATTAAAGAGCACATCAACGGTGTGAAACTGCGGGCGTTCATGGACCTCAATGATTTTGTCTTTCAGGACGATCCGGAGCGGAAAGACATGCACGAACGGCTCGCGACAGTCGCTCGCGAAGCTGAAGAGCAGCATGGTCTGGCGATGGATGAGTTTCTGCTGGTTGTCGGGTCAATTGACACCGCGCACTGTCGGAATATCCGACAGCTTCGTGCCTCAGTTCGTGAAATGGCCGGGGCGCGGGAGAAAGCGGCATGAATTCCACCTCTGCTTTGACCGCCCGCCAGCAGGAGGTGCTGGATATGCTCGCTGATTTCCAGCGGCGAAACGGTTACCCGCCGACGCAGAAAGAAGTGGCCCAGCTTATGGGGGCCGCTTCACCCAACGCTGCGACCGATATGCTGCGTAAGCTGGAGAAGAAGGGAGCTATATCGGTATCGAGGGGCGTCGCCCGTGGCATCACCATCAACGGCATCGCCAGAGACGATGAGGCGGTTTCTCTGCTGCGTGCGATGGTAGAAGGTGAATCTGGTGCATGTGAACGGGCAATATCTTTTCTGCATAAAATGGAGAGCGAGCAGTGCAAATAACCTTTCTTTCCAGCCTCAGTAACACCGAAGCCGTTATGCTCCCGGGAAATAGCCCTCATATTCCCGGAGGCACAAAAGCATGTTCAAAAAGATGTCATTTACTGAATACAGTGCGACGAAACTCTTCAACAGCAGCAGCGACAGGCGGCCAGATTGAAACTTCACTGCCATTAACATCAAAGACTTTTCCGTGGTTCTTTTCGGCGATGTTTTTCATCTGTACGAAATTAATGTCGAAGTTGTCTTCGCCAACCTCTTGTTTAAGTTGTGCTTCAGAAACTTTGCGATCCGTCCCATCGGAAAGCTTGAGAAATGCTTTAAGGATTCTGGTGTTCATTTGTTCAGGACGCTTAGCCCAGAGCTTAAGACGACGTGCAACTTTGAAGGCTTCCTGCAGTTCGTCCTGCACGGGAGTGGTGCCTTTAGCAAACATTCTTTCTAACTCCTCAAGCGAGACTAAAGCTTTAACAATGTTTCTGTGCGCTTCCGGTAATTCTCGGCCAGAGGAAACCTGGAATGCTGCTGCCTCAAGAAAATTTTTAGCCTCTGTGATTTTTTCGGTAATGTGCATTTTAGTTAAATCTCACTCAATATTGATTAATTTAGTAAATTTAGTCTTTTTTAGTGTTTTTAGCAAGGGGGAATTGTGCGCATGAAACTGGTTTTGCCATTCCCTCCCAGTGTTAACAGCTACTGGCGCGCCCCGACTAAGGGGCCGCTAAAAGGCCGTCATCTTGTCAGCGCCGACGGGCGCAAATATCAGAGCAATGCCGCAGCGGCAGTTGTTGAGCAACTGCGGCGCATACCCAAGCCTGTTACCAGCCTGCTGGCGGTGGAGGTGGTGCTTTATCCGCCTGACCGGAAACGCCGCGATCTGGATAACTATCTGAAGGCACTTTTCGATGCGCTGACGCTGGCCCATGTCTGGGAGGACGACAGCCAGGTGAAAAAGATGCTGGTGGAATGGGGCCCGGTAACCAGCAAAGGGAAGGTGGAAATAACGATCAGTAACTTTGTGGCGGGTGCAGCCGCCTGACAGATGGAGAAACCTATGAACCAGACACACCCGATTTCATTTTGCCCCAGGCATCATGCGGCGCTGGCAGGTCAGGAGCTTTTTATATCCAGCCGGGAAATAGCCTCGCTTGTAGGTTCACGTCATACCGACGTATGCACCGCCATTGAGCGGTTAATAAAGAAGAGCGTCATTGATGGGTATACGGCATTGCCGTACACCCATCCGCAGAACAGGCAGGAATACCATCACTACCTGGTTAACAAGCGTGACAGCTATGTCATCGTGGCGCAGCTATGCCCGGAGTTTACCGCGCGTCTGGTTGATCGCTGGCAGGAACTGGAAAGCGGGCAGCAGATGAGCGTGCCGCGGTCGCTACCGGAGGCACTGCGCCTTGCTGCGGATCTGGCCGAGCAAAAGGAAAGACTTACACAGGAACTCGCCGCCGCGGCGCCAAAGGTGGAGTTTGTGGATCGCTACTGCACCGCCAGCGGTTCGCTCTCATTCCGTCAGGTGGCAAAGCTGTTAAAAGCCAAAGAGACGGATTTCCGCCTGTTCCTGATCGACAACGAGATTATGTACCGCCTCGGCGGGGTGCTGACGCCGCGCCACCAGCATATTGATGCCGGACGGTTCGAGGTGAAAACGGGCACCTCCACGACATCCAACCACGCGTTCAGCCAGGCGCGTTTCACAGCGAAGGGTGTTAAGTGGATAGGTGGGCTGTGGGCTGAGCATGTAGCGAAGGGGAACGCAGCGTGAGAGCTCTGTTAACACCGGAAATAGCGCGCGGAATGGGTATCGTGCTGCTGCGCCCCGGCCCTGAACTGATGCCCATATTTGCAAACGGGCGCGTGCTGGTGGAGGCGCAGCCAGAAAGCATGGCACGGTTTCCGAGCGGAGCGGTGCCGCCGGCGCACCAGCCTCTGGCTGACGACGAGGGGCTGAAAATCTTCTTTACTGATGAGCGGGTGATCCGGGCTGCTGGCGGCATCAATGGGCTGGAGCACTGGCTGATGAAGCAGCAGGGCGGCTGCCAGTGGCCGCACAGTGAGTACCATCACCATGAGCTGACCACGATGCGGCATGAGCCCGGCGCGCTGCGTCTGTGCTGGCACTGTGATAATCAGCTGGCCGAACATTTTACTGAGCGCCTGTCAGCAATTGCCCGTTCCAATGTGATAGCCTGGATTATCAGCGTCGCGCGCGGTTCCCTTGTCTTTGACGATACCCACGAGCTGACTCTGCCGGAATTATGCTGGTGGGCCGTCAGAATGGATATCACTGACGCGCTGCCAGACAGTGTGGCGCGCCGCGCGCTGCACCTTCCACCTTTGCCAGTGCAGGGCGTGTCGCGTGAAAGCGATATTGTCCCGGGACCGTCGGCGGCTGAAATAGTGCAGACGAAAGCACAGCGTGCTGGTGCCGTGAAGACGCGAATGAACTGCGACAAGCCGCAGGAACAACAGCCGCGGGTGGTTACGCTGACAATCGACCCTGAGTCACCTGAAAGTTACATGCTCCGGCCAAAGCGCCGCCGCTGGGAAAACGAGAAATACACCCGCTGGGTTAAGCAGCAGCCTTGCGCATGCTGCAACCAGCGAGCAGACGATCCCCACCACCTGATCGGCCACGGGCAGGGCGGGATGGGTACCAAAGCCCATGACCTTTTCGTATTGCCTTTGTGCAGAAGGCATCACGACGAGCTCCATCGGGACACCGTGGCATTCGAAGAAAAATATGGCTCACAACTCGAGCTGATTTTTCGTTTTTTAGACCGCGCGCTCGCGATCGGCGTGCTGTCATAAGTGGAGTGGAGACCACACATGAACCTCGAAGCCTTACCAAAGTTTTATTCCCCGAAATCACCGAAACTCAATGATGAGACACCAGCCACCGGCAGCGCCGCGCTGACCATCTCGGATGTAATGGCCGCACAGGGTCTCGTCCAGTCTAAGGCGGCGCTGGGGTTCAACCTCTTCCTCGCCAAAATGGGTATTCAGGATCCGCAGCCTGCTGTTGATGGCCTGGTTAAATATGCGCTCGCGCTAAATAACGGCGTAATGAAAAAACTCGGTGAGCGCGCGCGCGCGGAAATGGCCCTTTGTCTGGCTCAGTTCGCCTACAGCGACTATGCGCGCTCGGCAGCCAGCAACTGCGAATGCCATCACTGCGAAGGGAAAGGGCTTAAGCGCGTGCGTCGGGAGGTGGTGAAGCATCCTGGCGTGAAAGGCATGGATGCGACAATTCGCGTAGAGGAAGTGGAAGAACTCTGTAAGCACTGCGGTGGGAAGGGGGTTATCAGTACGGCCTGCCGGGACTGCTCGGGACGGGGAACTGCGCTCGACCGTAAGCGTACCGAGTTACACGGCGTGCCGGTGCAAAAGCTGTGTGAGCGATGTGGTGGTAAAGGGTTTGCACGTCTTCCCACTACTCTGGCGCGCCGTCAGGTGCAGGTTCTGGTGCCTGATATGACGGATTATCAGTGGTACAGCGGGTTTGCTGACGTCATTAACCTGTTGGTGACGAAATGCTGGCAGGAGGAAGCATTCGCGGAAAAAATGCTGCGCGAAGTCACACGTTATAAGCCTGATCAGACATTTTGGCTGCATGATGCTTGCTAAGTTCAAAAAAATCGGGTAGGATTTCTCTAACGATGGGCATTGTGTATCCACCGTTCAGAACCCGCCATTGAGCGGGTTTTTTATTTGTGATCACTTTTTTTTTGGTATTGCTAAGTTAATGTACGGGTTAGTACTAAAAATCTAAGTGGTGACGATGTGCTTTCTAACAATGAACGTTGGGTTTCTTTTTTTGACTTTGCTTTGACGCCTACACACGCAGCTGCTCCTAGTATTCCTATTACCGACATTCTTACTAAGCTCAAGCTGCTGGTAGATTCCGGAAATGCCGTGAAGCTGTACAACACTGGTTCAAGAGCCCTTAGAATTTCAGAAATGAAGTATGTTGCTGGTGATCCCCAAGCCACAATGTTAATTCAGTTAAGTGACAAGAATGGTTCGGACCCAGTGTTTGGAGAACTTACAACAGGTAATCTTAGAGTTGAGCCTAAGCTTGCAGGGGAAGGGATTGCTGTATCATGTCACATAGTGATTTCCACTTCTGTTGAACCCTATTCAGCAGATCATTATAAAACTCTAGTGGAATCAGTCCCCGGTGTAAGTAAATCTGTTCTTGAACCATTTCTAAACGCAATGCTCAGAGATGCATTTGCTGGATGTGAGTTCAAAAACCCAGCAACGAAAGTGATGTGCCAACATCGACCAAAGCTAGACATCTACTCGCACGGCTCACAAACACTTATGGATGCTCTGAAGGGGGCAAAAATTCATAATGTTAAGCTAGTGAGTACAAGAAGAAAGGGCGGATTGGATCAAACTCCGTATACTGAACTCTCAGAGAGATCCGTAAGGTACAAAATCATTAAGCAGCCACCTTTAAAAGATAAAGAAAGACTGTTAGAGATCCTTAGAAGAAAAGGACAACAATCAGGATATTCAAAAGTTTCAATAAGTTACTCCAAAGATGGTAAGCAAGCCAGCTTGGATTTGGATCGTAACGAGGATGCGGCAACTAAATTATTCACTAAAAGCGAAAAGATTATATTAGGTCATTTAATCAACCAATGTGAAAGCACAGTACACTTGCAGCTTGAAGCAAAAATGGTTGGGTTACTTTAAGGGGAGTTTCAAATGAAACTTTTTTCGCCGCTGAGCTATCTGCTTATCAAGCATGATGAAAAGAATTGGTATGATTTTAAAATACCATGCGCGGTGTCACTTATTGTAACCATAGTATATCATTATCATGCTAATGAAATAGGCCTAATTTCCACTAACGGCCTCCTTCTTCAAGTTAATGGTTTGCTTCAGGTACTGATAGGTTTTTACATAGCTGCTTTGGCCGCTGTAGCAACATTTTCAAGCCAATCCATTGATGAGGTAATGGCAGGTGACCCGCCTACTTTGGTGGAAAAATTCCGTGGTCAAAAGATTACCGTAGAACTAACACGCAGACGCTTTGTTTGCTACTTATTTGGGTATCTTGCTCTTGTAAGCTTTATGCTTTTTTGTCTGGGAATGGTTTCAATATTGATTGGGAAGCCGTTTCATTTATGGCTGCTAACTTTTTTATCTTCAGAATCAATATCATGGCTTAAAACGATTTTCGTAGGCGTATACTTATTTATATTAATGAATATTATTACAACCACTCTGCTTGGACTTTACTTTCTTGCTGTAAGATTTCATCAATCATAAAGTAAATTTTAAATCATTCTAAGGCTGCCATAAGGCGGCCTTTTTTATTTCCCCTCTCTGGAGAGGATGCACAACAATAGAGGGGGCTACATGTCCGATCCGGTTTCGGGAACTGTCGCGGCAGGTGCTGCGCTTACTGGTGCGAGCATCTACGGACTGCTGACCGGCACAGATTACGGCGTAATTTTTGGCGCGTTTGCCGGTGCGGTCTTTTATGTTGCCACAGCGGCAGACCTGACCCTGATCCGACGCGCAGCCTATTTTGTTGTTTCGTACATCGCTGGCGTTTATGGTGCCGGGCTTGTGGGCTCCAAGCTTGCCAGCTGGACGGAATACAGCGACAAGCCGCTCGATGCACTTGGGGCCGTTATCCTCTCTGCGCTGACGATTAAAATCCTGACGTTCGCCAGCCAACAAGACCCCGCTCAGTGGTTCCAGCGGTGGAGAGGGGGGGCCAATGGTAATAAGTGATCCGCTGGTACTGACCAACGTGGCGACGTGTTCGGCCATTGTGCTGAGGCTCATGCTGTTCCGTAAACCTGGTGCCCGTCACCGCAGGTGGGCATCGTGGCTGGCATACCTGATTATTCTGGCGTATGCCTCTGTGCCGTTCCGCTACGCCTTCGACTTTTACGCCCACACACACTGGGCGTCGGTCATCATCAACTTAATCATCTGCGCCGCCGTGTTCCGTGCCCGGGGCAACGTGGCGCGCCTGTTTCAGGTACTGAGGCCCGAATGAACCAACAACAATTTCAGGAGGCGGCTGGTTTAAGCGCCGGCTTAACTGCGCGCTGGTTCCCGCACATTGATGCGGCGATGCGCGAGTTCGGCATCACTGCGCCGGTCGATCAGGCAATGTTCATTGCGCAGGTCGGCCATGAAAGCACCGGCTTTACCAGGCTGGTGGAGAGCTTCAACTACAGCATCGCAGGGCTGAACGGTTTTGTCCGGGCTGGCAGGCTAACTCAGGAGCAGGCCAACATGCTGGGCCGCCGCACGTATGAAAAGGTGCTGCCCCTTGAGCGTCAGCGCGCGATCGCAAATCTGGTGTACAGCAAGCGCCTCGGAAATAACACCTCGGAGGACGGCTGGAAATATCGCGGACGCGGCTTAATCCAGATTACCGGTCTCGAAAATTACCGCGACTGCGGCGCCGCGCTGAAACTCGACCTTGTCAGCACCCCGGAGCTGCTTTCCGAAGAGGCCAGCGCTGCGCGCTCTGCGGCATGGTTCTATACCAGCAAAGGCTGTCTGAAATATCCGGGCGATTTGCTGCGCGTTACGCAGATTATTAACGGTGGGCAGAACGGGCTGGAAGACAGACAGGCCCGCTATGCGGCAGCGCGCCGGGTGCTCTGATGGCTGCGCTATGGGGTTTTGTCCGGGCAGGGTGGAAGCCGTTACTCTTTGTGGTCGCTGTCGGGATGGTCCTTTATTACCGGGCCTCGCTCATAAAAACCGAAGCATCTCTAACCAACGTTAATCGTGCATTAAAACTGGCTAAAGATGACATTGAGGATATGCAGCGTCGTCAGCGCGACGTAGCGGCTCTTGATGCGAAATATACGAAGGACTTAGCGGATGCTCAGAAAAATATTGCTCAGCTTGAGCTCGATGTGGCTGCTGGCCGTAAGCGGTTGCAGCTCAACGCCACCTGTCCCGCGAATGGAGCGCCCGGCACCACCCGCGTGGATGATGGCGCCGGCCCCCGACTTACTGACTCCGCTGAACGGGATTATTTCACCCTTAGAAGCCGAATCGAAATCGTTACCAGACAACTGACTGGCCTCCAAGAATATGTACGTGAGCAGTGTTTAAAACAACGAATATCCGGATAACCGAAGCACAAAAATGCGCTTCGGTGCAAATTAACAAAGGTGGCCTGCAGCAAGGGGGGCTTGAGTTGGTGGCGATATGTTATGCCGCATGGCTAAGCCCTCAGTTGGAAATCAGGGGGTATGAAACTTTTCGTGACGCTGTGTTGAGTGGCATAAGCCACATGAACCAGCTTAACCGCCTCGATCTTTTGATCGCAACGGAAACAGAACAAGTAAGCGGATGTGCCCGGGGCATGAATAAATGGGGCCGTGGTGGGCGTAAGGCGCTTCTTAACGATGCTCGTGAACGCATCATTGAGCAGATAGATCCTGACTTGGTTTCGCTTATGAAAGAGAAAGCGGTATAAGATTTGAGAGAGCCACTTTCACAACGGCTCTAACCACAAGGCGCATTTAAGAGTGCGTCTGATGGTCAAAGTTTTTTCTTTAATAAGAGCATTCTGGAGGATAATGTATAACTTCATTTCTTTAGGAGGCTGTTATGCAAGACTGGTTTGTTTCTTGGCAAGAAGCAGGGAATTTGGAAAATTGTGGATATCAAATCTTTACATCCGATGATAAGGATCCTGCGAATGTTTTGGCTGAGCAAGTGAAATTGATTGCTACACGCAATGGCTTAAATCCTAATCGGTTGTTAATTGTAGCGTTTAACAAATTATAAATTGCTAATTTTATTAAGCCGCCTTCGGGCGGTTTTTATGCCATCATAATGTCGGTTTCGAAGAAGGCGGATAAAGATGCCATCAATTTCCGTCCTACTAAGAGGGTATACATATTAGTGTTCCTAATTACAAATCACACTTCTAATTTTAAATTAATCTCCATTTTGTGATCAGCGCCATCAGCATAGCTTCAAGCGCTTCACACCAAACAGGCCCGACGGTAATGTAGACATCTCAACTAACAGTTCGGGGGTAAAATGGGGTTTATAACGTACGACAGGCTTTATTCTACACTTACCTTTCAGTCAAAAAGCGGTAAATTTTTCAAATATGAAATCTACCAGACTAGCGATGCAACTAATCTATTAGCATGCATCTCATGCTTAGAGGAAATCCAGCAAGGAGTTAAGGCATGGATTGTTCTTGACCCAAGATATTTGCTGTCATCTGCATACCATCATCCAGAACTTGCTCCTGACGAGGTCAAAAAACACTTCGAAAGCATTCATAGTCAAAAATGAAAAAATGCATCCACGCGGTTTAGCGCCTCGCATATGCGGGGCTTTTTTATGCGCGTCGCGCGTGCATCAAAGTTAGCCGTTCATTCATAAGCCACTGGCATTTGCTGGTGGCTTTTTTATTGGAGCTACCCGAATGCCATCCGCTATCCCTCGAGCTTGCCGCAAGCGCGGATGCTCAGGGACTACAACAGACCGTTCGGGTTACTGCGAGGCTCACCGTAATGAAGGCTGGCAGCAGCATCAGCGAGGATTGAGCCGCCACCAGCGCGGTTACGGCAGTAAATGGGACGTCATCCGCGCCCGCATCCTTAAACGTGACAGGCACATCTGTCAGGAATGTCTGCGCAATGGCAGGCCGCGCCCGGCTGAAACCGTCGATCATATCATCCCGAAAGCTCATGGCGGTACAGACAACGACAGCAACCTTCAGGCGCTGTGCTGGCCATGCCATAAACGTAAAACCGGCAGAGAAAATACCAAAAATTGATAGTTTTCTTTTGTTAGTAATTGAACAACGATTCTCGTTCATTTGCTAAAACAGGAGAAAAGTATGTCTTTCCAAAAAGGCGAAGCCTCAGCCTTTATGACTCGTATGGTTAACAATACGGCCAGCTATGTAACATTAATTGCTGCCATGACATTTATTGTCATTATGGCCGATAAGAAAGGCTATCCCGGAGTGGGAGTGCCCATGGCCATTATTTACGGGCTATGTGCAATAGCTCTTCTTGCATATTGGATTAAAAATGTCATGGATGAATGCAGAAAATTTAGAGTTGATAAGGAAGGATTTTGGGCAGGTTTACATGTATCCATCATTGGTTTAGTTACCGTATTAGGTTGTTCTGGCGCAGTCATCGTCACCATCTATACGCTTACTGAAACTCTGTAAGTCGGGGATAGGGCGGGGCAAAAGTTCAGGGCCCTGCCCACTAAGGACCGCCGCCTAACCCTTTTTCACACCGCCGCAGGTTAGAAAACTTTTTTATGGGGTCCCCCACTCGATGATTAATAGGAGTTTTCGATTATGTCCGGACCACCGAAAACCCCGACCCATCTGCGTTTGGTGAGGGGTAACCCATCAAAACGCGCGATCAATAAAGATGAGCCACAGCCCCCTGCAGGGGTACCCCCAACTCCTAAGCATTTCGACAAACAGGCGAAGTACTGGTTTAAGCGAATGGCTGAAGAGCTGGATGCCGTCGGCGTCATTTCGCAACTGGACGCCCGCGCGCTCGAATTGCTGGTTGAGGCTTATACCGAGTACCGCCACCACTGCGATACGCTGGAAATCGAGGGGTATACATACCGCACTGAAACGCAGACGGGGGATGTGCTGATTAAGGCGCATCCGGCAGCAATGATGAAGGCAGATGCCTGGAAGCGGCTGCGCGCCATGCTGGCAGAGTTCGGGATGACGCCAGCCAGTCGGTCAAAGGTCAGCGCCAAGACGCCGGACGCGGTTGATCCGCTGGCTGAGTTCATGAAAGCGAGGGATTAATGGCTAAGGTTGCCGATGGTATTCGCTACGCCGAGCGCGTCGTGGCGGGGGAGATTATTGCCTGTGAATATGTCCGGCTGGCCTGCCAGCGTTTTCTGGACGATCTGCAAAACGGCGAGGCGCGGGGTATTTTCTTCAGCGAGCCCCGCGCCCAGCACATCCTGAATTTTTATAAGTTCATCCCGCATGTGAAAGGCGCTCAGGCCGGACAGCCGATCGCCCTGATGGACTGGCATGTTTTCATCCTTATCAATATTTACGGTTTCGTTATTCCGCTGGTGGATGAAGAAACCCACAAGGTTGTGTTGCGAAATGATGGCAGCGGCCGCCCGGTAATGGTGCGGCGGTTCCGTACTGCTTACAACGAGGTGGCGCGTAAGAACGCCAAATCCACGCTTTCTTCCGGAGTTGGCCTGTACATGACGGGCGCGGATGGCGAAGGTGGGGCCGAGGTCTACTCTGCGGCCACAACCCGCGATCAGGCGCGCATCGTTTTCGAAGATGCCAAAAATATGGTGAAAAAAGCGAAATCGACGCTTGGGCGCCTGTTCGAGTTCAACAAGCTGGCTATCTATCAGGAGCAAAGTGCCTCTAAATTTGAGCCGCTTTCCAGTGATGCTAACAACCTGGACGGCCTGAATATTCACTGCGGCATTGTTGACGAGCTGCACGCTCATAAAACCCGTGACGTATGGGACGTTCTGGAGACGGCGACCGGTGCGCGCCTGCAGTCCCTGCTGTTTGGTATCACCACTGCGGGCTTTAACAAAGAAGGCATCTGCTACGAGTTGCGCGATTACGCCATTAAGGTGCTGCGCGGTTTTAACAGTGAGGTGGAAGGTGCCGTTAAGGACGATACCTTTTTCGCCATCATCTACACGCTGGACGACGGCGACGATCCGTTCGACGAAACGGTCTGGCAAAAGGCGAATCCCGGACTGGGGATCTGCAAGCGCTGGGACGATTTACGCCGCCTTGCGAAGAAAGCCAAAGAGCAGGTATCAGCACGCGTTAATTTCTTCACTAAACATATGAATATCTGGGTGACGGCGGAGTCCTCCTGGATGGACATGCTGAAGTGGGATAAATGCGAATTTATCGCGCCGGCGCATGAGCTGAAAACTTACCCGCTGTGGGTCGGCGTCGACCTGGCGAACAAAATTGATATCTGCGCCGCGGTAAAAGCCTGGCGATCGCCTGATGGTCACGTTCACGCCGACTTTAAATTCTGGCTGCCCGAGGGGCGGCTGGAAAAATGTTCGCGGCAGATGGCCGAGCTCTACCGGAAATGGGCTGAGCTCGACAAACTTATCCTGACGGATGGCGACGTTATCGATCATGCGCAGATCAAAGAAGAGCTGCAGCAGTGGGTCAGCGGGGAAAGTCTTAAAGAAATAGGCTTCGATCCGTGGAGCGCGACGCAGTTTAGTCTGGCGCTTGCTGAAGAGGGTTTACCCCTTGTGGAAGTGCCGCAGACGGTGCGCAATTTCTCCGAGGCTATGAAAGAGGTTGAGGCGCTGGTGTACGGCGGCCGGTTTCACCACAGCAATCACCCCGTGATGAACTGGATGATGTCGAACGTCACGGTGAAGCCGGATCGTAACGACAACATCTTTCCCAACAAATCGACACCTGAGGCCAAGATTGATGGTCCGGCTGCGCTGTTCACCGCAATGAGTCGCCTGCTCGTTAACGGTGGCAATGACCAGCAGGACCTGAGCGGCTTCTTTGATAATCCCATCATGGTAGGTTTCTGATGAAGAAAAATAAGCAGCCGGGCAGGGTGAAAAGCGCCCTGCTTAACTGGCTGGGCGTCCCCATCAGCCTGACCAACGGGACGTTCTGGCAGGAATGGTACGGTACGAGCAGCAGCGGGAAGATGGTCACTGCGGATAAGGCTATCCAGCTTTCAGCGGTCTGGGCCTGTGTCCGGTTGCTGAGCGAGTCAATCTCCACGCTGCCGCTGAAGATTTACGAGCGACAGCCTGATGGCTCCCGCAGGCTGGCACAACAGAATCAGGTATACCAGGTACTGTGTCGCCGGCCGAATCTGGAGATGACGCCATCGCGGTTTATGCTGATGCTGGTGGCGAGTATCTGTCTTCGTGGCAACGCCTTCGTGGAGAAGTTGTTTATCGGCAACAAACTGGTCTCGCTGGTGCCGTTGCTCCCCCAGAACATGGTGGTTAAACGCCTCGATACCGGCCGGCTTGAGTACACCTACACCGAGAACGGTACGGCGCGTGTCATTGCGGAAAAGAACCTGATGCACATTCGCGGCTTCGGTCTTGACGGGGTCTGCGGCATGATGCCGCTGAGTTCCGGACGCGATGTGATTGGGGCTGCAATGGCGGTCGAGGAGTCGGCGGCCAAAATATTTGAGAACGGCCTGCAGAGTTCGGGTTTTCTCTCAGCAGATATGCCGCTGGATAAAGAGCAACGCGAACGGCTGCGCAGCTACATGGCACAGTTCACCAGTTCAAAGAATGCCGGGAAAATCATGGTGCTTGAAGGCGGTCTGAAATATCAGAACGTCACGATGAATCCGGAAGCGGCCCAGATGCTGGAGACGCGCTCTTTTGGCATTGAGGAAATCTGCCGCTGGTTCCGCGTGCCGCCGTTTATGGTCGGGCATACCTCTAAGCAGAGCAGCTGGGCATCAAGCCTGGAGGGGATGAACCTGCAGTTTCTGACCCATACGCTGCGCCCGTTGCTGGTCAATATTGAGCAGGAGATTTCCCGCTGTCTGCTGAACGGTGAAGAGGACATCTTTGCAGAGTTTTCTGTCGAGGGGCTGCTTCGTGCCGACAGCGCAGGACGCGCTGCCTACTATACCAGCGCGCTGCAAAACGGCTGGATGTCACGCAACGATGTGCGCCGGCTGGAAAATCTGCCTCCCATTGAGGGTGGTGATATTTACACGGTGCAGCTGAACCTGACGCCGCTGGAGGACCTCAAAAAGAACAGCCCGGCAGCGCAGGCCGCCGCGCTTCGTCAGCTTCACAGTCACGTTTTCCCCGACATTCCCTTCGAACAGTCCCCGCTGAAACAGGCGGCTTAGGAGCATCCATGACCATTAAAAGCCTTCCGGCGGCGCCGGAGGGGCGACCTTTTGCGCGCGAAAAACCAGACCTTCCCGCTGCGGCAATGGAGCGCTGGAACGGGAGCATCCGTGCGGCGCGCGATGGCGATAACAGTATCTCGATTTTTGACGTGATAGGCGCAGATTACTGGGGCGAGGGCGTCACCGCGAGCCGTATCGCCGGTGCGCTTCGTTCGCTTAATGGCGCAGACGTTACGGTCAACATCAACAGCCCCGGCGGCGACATGTTCGAAGGGCTGGCGATTTACAACCTGCTTCGTGAGTACGACGGCAAAGTCACCGTGAAAGTGCTGGGGCTGGCGGCCTCTGCGGCGTCGATTATCGCAATGGCAGGCGATGAAGTGCAGATAGGCCGCGGCGCGTTCCTCATGATCCACAACTGCTGGGTCTATGCGATGGGCAACCGTCACGACCTGGCGCAGATTGCCACTGACATGGCGCCGTTTGATAAAGCCATGAGCGATATCTACCAGGCGCGCAGCGGCCTCGACGCCGCCACCGTCGACAAAATGATGGACGGTGAAACCTATATTGGCGGCAGCGAAGCCGTGGAAAAGGGCTTTGCTGACAGCCTGCTGTCTGCTGATGAAATCGCCGACGACGAGGAAAGCCCAGCCGCCGCGCTGCGCAAGCTTGATGCGTTACTGGCGAAAGCAAACACGCCACGGTCTGAACGCCGAAAACTGCTTAAAGCCTTATCGGGCAGCACGCCGGGCGCTGCTGCCACCCCTGACGGTACGCCAGGCGCTGCCACCATCGAAAAAGAAACCATTGACCGTCTGGAAGCCGCTATTAGCGGACTGAAAGCGGCTGCCCAGTAAATACGGAGAAGTTATGTCTGAAGTAAACGAGATCCTGAAAAAAGTCAGCGCCAGCATTGAAGAGGCCACCGGCAAATTCAACGCCAAAGCAGAAGAGGCGCTGAAAGAAGCCCAGAAAACCGGCAAGTTGTCGGCAGAAACTAAAGAAACCGTCGACAAAATGGCCTCAGAGTTTAACGCCCTGAAAGAGGCGGAAAAGACGCTCAAGGCCGCGCTCGGCGAGCTGGAGCAGCAGGTGGCACAAATGCCCCTGGCGAATGCAGCAAAAGTGGTCGAAACCGTCGGCCAGACCGTTATCAGCAGCGAAGCGCTTAAAGCCTTCGCCGCCAGCGTTGAAGGTGGCAAGCGCGTGAGCGTACCGGTCAATGCTGCACTGATATCAACTGACGTGCCAACCGGTGTGGTGGAGCCGCAGCGTCTGCCTGGTATCGACACCGCGCCGAAGCAGCGCCTGTTCATCCGCGACCTGATCGCTCCGGGCCGTACCGCTGCACCGGCAATCTTCTGGGTACAGCAGACGGGTTTCACCAATGCCGCAAAAGTGGTACCGGAAGGCACCACCAAGCCGTACAGCGATATCCAGTTCGCCACCCAGATCACGCCAGTGACCACCATTGCGCACATGTTCAAAGCGTCCAAGCAGATCCTGGACGACTTCGCTCAGCTGCAGTCCACGATTGATGCGGAAATGCGTTACGGCCTGAAGTATGTCGAAGAGCAGGAAATCCTGTTTGGCGACGGCACCGGTGCGCATCTGAAAGGCATTGTGCCGCAGGCGTCCGCTTTCAGCGCCGCGTTTGAAGTCGAGAAACAGAACGGTATTGACGTGCTGCGCCTGGCGATGCTGCAGGCACAGCTGGCGCGCTTCCCGGCGTCCGGCCATGTTCTGCACTTCATCGACTGGGCGAAGATTGAACTCACCAAAGACAGCCTGGGCCGCTACATCCTGGCGAATCCGGCGGCGCTGAGCGGGCCGACCCTGTGGGGCCTGCCGGTGGTGGCGACCGAAACGGCAGCGTTCCAGGGCAAGTTCCTGACCGGTGCTTTCAACGCGGCGGCGCAGCTCTTCGACCGTGAAGACGCCAACGTGGTGATCTCCACTGAAAACGCCGATGACTTCGAGAAGAACATGATCTCGATTCGTTGTGAAGAGCGCCTTGCGCTGGCGGTGAAACGCCCGGAGGCGTTCATCTATGGTGCGTTTACTGCGCCTGCCGCCGGTGGCGGTGCGTAATTCTTAACAGCGGCTCCCGGGCCGCTTTTCTTTTCCCTGAAGGAGAACGTCATGAAGCTGATCGCTATCAAGCCCATTTACTTTGAAGGCAATGTGCTGACTGAAGGTGCCGAGTTCGAAACGCTCGATCAGCACGGTCGCGAGCTTGTGAAGCGCGGTTACGCAGAAGAGCCCGGCCAGAAAAAGGCTGATTCCGAAAAAGACCCCGATCCGAAAGGAAAGGGCAAGGCCAAATAAGGGGCGCAAATGCTGACCAAAGAGCAGGTTAAGCATCACTGCAATATCGAGCCGGATTTTACAGAGGACGACAACTGGATCGAAAACAGCATAAAGGCGGCTGCGCGGTATGTGGAAACGTGGACCCGCCGCCGGCTTTATGATTCACCTGAAGATCCAGGCTACCTTTCCGACCCTGACCACATGCTTTACAGCGCTGATATTGAAATGGCGATGCTGATGCTTATCGGGCACTGGTACGCGAACCGTGAAGCGGTCAACGTGGGTAACGTTACGTCTGCTCTGGCCTTCTCCACCGAAGCACTGCTTCAACCTTACCGGGTGTATGGCGTATGAAAGCAGGAAGACTACGGCACAGGGTAAGCCTGCAAAAACCAGCGACCGGGCGGCTACCGTCCGGGCAACCGGCAACAGGATGGATTGATGTTGCTTCGGTACGCGCAGAAGTCGCAGATGTATCGGGACGGGAGATGATGGATGGTGGCGCAGAGCTGAGCAGCACCACTACCCGAATCTGGATGCGGCAGTATCCGGGTATTCCGGTAACGACAGGCTGGCGCGCCGTTCACCTGCCGCCTACCGGCAAAGGTGAAATATACGATATCAGTTCGGTTATCTCTGCGGAAAACGGCACCAGACTTGAACTGCTCTGCGAGAAGGGGGTGAAGCAGTGATATCGACGAATCTTGATTTTTCCGGACTGGCCGGCATTGCAAAGGATCTGGAAACACTCAGCCGCGCAGAAAATAACAAGGTATTACGTGACGCGACGCGTGCGGGTGCTGAAGTTCTGAAGGATGAGGTCGAAAAGAGGGCCCCCGTCAAAACTGGCAAGCTGAAGAAAAATGTTGTGGTCGTGACGCAGAAAGCGCGTCGCCGCGGCGACATTTCATCAGGGGTACATATCCGCGGCGTCAATCCGGTCACAGGTAACAGTGACAGCACCATGAAGGCCAGCAATCCGCGTAACGCATTTTACTGGCGCTTCGTTGAGCTTGGCACATCAGCTATGCCTGCGCACCCTTTTGTGCGTCCGGCCTTCGATACCCGCCATGAAGAGGCCACGCAGGTGGCGTTGCAGCGGATGAATCAGGCGATCGATGAGGTGCTGGCGAAGTGACGGAGGCTGATATTTACGCGCGACTCAGTACACTGGCAGGCGGCAATGTTTTCCCGTATGTCGCTCCTCAGGGCACAGCAGCCCCGTGGGTGGTTTTTCTTCTGCCCTCGTCTGCCAGCGAGGATGTTTTATGCGGACCGGCAGAAACCGACTGCACGGTTCAGGTAGATGCCTGGGCCAGCTCGATTGACGACGCCCGCGCGTTGCGCGAGCAGGTTAAATCTGCTCTCGCTGATCTGCATCCTGTTGGTCTGAACGAGATTAATGGTTACGAGCCCGATACTGCGCTGTACCGCGCCACGCTCGAAGTTCAGATCTGGCAATAATCCACTCTGCCGCCTCCGGGCGGCTTTTTTATATCCGGAGCTCTCTATGTCCTCAAAATACGAAAAAACGCAGGGAACGAAAATTAACGTTTCCGCCGATCCGGCAACGGTGCCTAACCCCACCGGTGCGACCTGGCAGTCCATTAACTGTTCGACCAAAGAACTCAGCTATACCGGCGGGCAGAAATCGGATATCGACACCACCACACTTTGCTCCACCGAGCAGGAGATGACGAATGGCCTGGCTGCGCCCGGGGAAATGACGGTTTCCGGTAACTGGTCAGCCGATGAAGAAGGTCAGAACACGCTTCGCGCCGCCTACGATACCGATGCACTGCATGCGTTTCAGGTGATTTTTCCCTCCGGTAATGGTTATGCGTTCCTGGCAGAAGTACGCCAGAACAGCTGGAGCCTGGGCACAGCCGGGGTGGTGACGGCGTCGTTTACGCTGCGCATCAAAGGAAAACCCGTCCCGATCGTACCGGCCCCGGCAGCAGGTTAATCACAGCGGCGAAAGCCGCTTTTTTAATGCTAAAACGAGAGTTATGAAATGGAAAAGCAGGTTTCACAGAGTTCCCTTCGCGCGCTTGCGCTGGCACCGATGGCGGGCTTCCGTACAAAAGTCGTGACGGTACCTGAATGGGAAAACGCCACGGTAAAACTGCGTGAGCCTTCCGCTCAGGCCTGGCTGGAATGGCAGCAGGTGCTTAACCCTAAGCAGACAGATGGCGAAACGGATGAATTGACGGCTGCAGAGCGCGCGCTGCGTAACAAGAGCGCTGACGTCGTGTTGTTTATTGATGTACTTCTTGAAGAAGATGGCACGCAGGTCTTTTCTGAAGAAGACAAGCCGCAGGTGGAGCTGTTTTATGGCCCGGTGCACGCCCGTCTTCTTAAGCAGGCGCTCGATCTGACCACCTCGGCCGCCGAAGTGGAAAAGCCGTAAGCCAGCCCGGCACCTTCTTCCTGATGACGCTGGCGCTGCGTCTGGGCCGTACGCTTCACGAACTGAAGCAGACAATGACGGCGAGCGAGTTGCGTATGTGGATCGAATTTGACCGCCAGAACCCCATCAGCGACCGGCGCGGCGATATCCAGGCTGCGCAGGTTTCCGCCGCGGTACTCAATTCGCAGGGTGCAAAGTTAAGCATTGATGATGTGATCCTGCAGTGGAACGCCCCGGAGCAGGAAGAGAGTAGCGCCGGGCTGGAAGGCTTCTTTGCCGCGCTGGCTGGGTAGTCAGCACAAGTGACATTTCATATTGTTAATATTAGGATTAAGCCTGATAGTTAAATATAAGGGATATGATATGGAGTTGTTTCTTGTTGCCGCTGTACTTGGAATTATTCCCGCTCTGATAGCGCATAGTAAAGGGCGCTCATTCATTGCGTGGTGGTTTTACGGTTTTGTCTTGTTCATCATTGCGTTAGTTCATTCTATTGTCATAAAAAAAGACACAAAAGTTATTGAACAGGAAATGATTGATGACGGGATGAAAAAATGCCCTTTTTGTGCTGAATTAGTCCGTCAGGAAGCCATAAAATGTAAGCATTGCGGTAGTGATATTAGCGGTAACATCCATTCAGCCAAAAATGAAAAAACTGATGAAGAATACTTAGAGGAAGCAAGGAAAAAAGCCGGGCTCCTTTAACAATATCCTACCTCTTTCAAACCCCGCTACGGCGGGGTTTTTTATTAGGTGAATTATGGCAACCCTGCGCGAATTGATTATCAAAATCTCCGCAAATTCTCAGTCATTTCAGACTGAGATTTCCCGCGCCGCCCGGATGGGCTCTGATTATTACAAAACAATGGAGCAGGGGGGCCGCCGTGCAGCCGTTGCTACCCGGGAAACGCAGCGTTCTTTAGGCGAGCTCAATGCGCAGCTTGCTTCGGTTCGCTCATCAGTTGCAGGTATGGCTGGTGCGTTTGCCGGAGCATTTGCTACCGGACAGCTTATTCATTATGCCGATACCTGGAACCAGCTGAATGGTCGTCTGCGCCTCGCTTCCTCCTCGGCACAGGACTTTACCACGGCGCAACAGTCGCTGATGTCTATCAGTCAGCGGACCGGAACCTCGTTTGAGGCAAACGCCAACCTCTACAGCAGAATCGCACAGTCCCTGCGTGACGCTGGCTATGCATCTGCGGACGTGGCAAACGTCACCGAAACCGTGGCGACCTCCCTCAAGTTATCCGGTGCCAGCACGGAAGAAGCCAGTTCTGTCATTACGCAGCTCAGTCAGGCGCTCGGTTCGGGCGTGCTGCGTGGTGAGGAGTTTAACGCGATTATGGAAAGTGGCGGACGTCTCGCCAAATTTCTGGCCGATGGTCTTAACACCACTATTGGCGGTCTGCGTAATATGGCGAATAATGGTGAACTGACCACCGATAAAATAGTACCGCTTCTGATCAATGTGGCGCAGCTTCGTAAAGAATTTGACACCCTCCCGGCCAGTATCAGCGGATCGGCGCAGAAAGTAGAAAATGCTTTTATGGCCTGGGTAGGCGGCGCTAACCAGGCCGTGGGTGCATCTTCCACTCTGTCAGGTGTACTGGATGGTCTAGCCGAAAACATCGATACCGTTGCGAATGTGGCGGGCGCACTGGTTGGGCTGGGGGTGGTACGATACTTCGGCAATATGGCCGCCAGCGTCACAACAGCTACCGCCTCTGTCGTGGCGAACACAACGGCAGAGGTGGGGCTTGCTGAAGCGCAGCTGCGAGGTACACAAATCAGTGTGGCAACGGCAAGGCAGGCTGTTTACCGTGCCCAGCAGGCCCGCGCCGCCGCCGCTGGCATTGAAGCGCAAATCGCCGCGGAGCGTCAGTTAGCGGTAGCACAGTCTCAACTGAATACTGCTATCAGCGCCCGTTCATCTGCTGCCGGTCGTTTGACTGAAACCGCTTCTGTGATGTCCCGCCTGGGTGGTGGCGTTCTGAGTCTGTTAGGCGGGTGGCCAGGAGTCATTGCCGCCTCCGGGATTGCGATGTATGGGCTGTATCAACATACACAGCAGGTACACAAAGAGGCTGTGGCTTTTGCCAGTAACCTGGAAGAAATCAACGTCCGTCTTAAGGATATGTCATCCCTCGGCCTGCGCTCTACGGCGGCAGATGCCCGCTCATCCATTGATGCCCAGAAAAAGGATATAGCCGATCTCGACAGTCAGATAGCCAGGGTTAAAGACAGTCTGACGGGGCTCGCGCAGATCCAGCAGAGCTATAACGAAAGCCCTACCACGACGTGGATTAACACGTTTATGGACCAGGCGGATATTACAGAGAAAAATATCTCTCTGACGGATCAGCTGAATAAACTGGAGTATGAGCGAGAGAAGGCCGTTTCAAAACTTCAGCAGACCCAGAAGCTGTTTAATGATGCCAGTGAACAGGCTACGCAGAAAGCCATCCAGGAGGCGGGTGCTATTGCCACCCTGAAAGGGGCGTATGACCTACTGAACCGCAGCATGGGGGTAACACCCGCCAGTCGACCGGCATCATATGCTGGGCCGGTAATTTCCGCCTCTAATGCGACGCCCCAGCAGACAACAGCACTGGAAAAAGCCCGTCGCGATAATGAGCTGGCGAGTCTGTCCGGCTTGCAGAAACTTCATCAGCAGCATGTCTATGAAGCACAGGATCTGAAACTGACGGGTGTACGAAACTGTCGCGACCTGGCTGATTTTGGGCGGGAGATACGCGAGACGGTGCGGCGCAACACGCGGATTCATTGTGGTGTCGGTATCGCCCAGACGAAGACGCTGGCTAAACTCGCCAATCGCGCGGCCAAAGAGTGGCCGCAGACGGGCGGGGTGGTGGACCTGTCGAACCAGGCGCGCCAGCGGCGGCTGATGGCGCTGATGCCGGTGGAGGAAGTCTGGGGCGTCGGCCGGCGTATTGCCAGAAAGCTGGAGGCAATGAGTATTAAAAATGCACTGCAGCTCTGTGATACCGACATCCGCTTTATCCGCAAACACTTTAACGTCGTGCTCGAGCGCACCGTGCGCGAGCTGCGCGGCGAGCCCTGTCTGGAGATCGAGGAGTTTGCCCCGGCGAAACAGGAAATCGTCTGCAGCCGGTCATTCGGGGAGCGAATCACTGACTATGAAGCGATGCGCCAGGCTATCTGCAGCTATGCAGCGCGCGCGGCGGAAAAGCTCCGCGGCGAGCATCAGTTCTGCCGGTACATTTCGGTGTTCGTGAAAACGTCGCCGTTCTCTGCTGAGCCGTATTACGGCAATCACGCCGGGACTAAGCTGCTGACGCCCACACAGGACACGCGCGACATAATTGCCGCGGCGACGCGCTGCCTCGATGCGGTCTGGCGCGACGGGCATCGGTACCAGAAAGCGGGCGTTATGCTGGTTGACTTTTTCAGCCAGGGCGTGGCGCAGCTGAACCTGTTTGACGAGAACGCGCCGCGCGCGAACAGCGAGGCGCTGATGTCACTGATGGATAAACTGAACCAGCAGGGGCGGGGTACCCTGTATTTTGCGGGGCAGGGTATCCAGCAGTCGTGGCAGATGAAGCGCGAGATGCTGTCGCCGTGTTACACGACGCGGCTTGCAGATGTGCCGACCGTGCGGGCCTGGTAAAAGTGATGTTGCCCGCGCATTCAATCCTAAATAACGTCCGCTTTGAGCGAGAAGCGGACATGGAGAATTGCATGGTTCTGTCTTGATAAATGGGAATTGTTCGAGAAAAAACAGTCAGTAAAAAGTGGCTAAACTAACTATTTTGGAGTTGTCACCTGTTATGACTGTCACCCTATAATTTAAGCTAATGCCCTTTGATGATTCTACAATGTATCCACCGCCATCAAATTGCTTTAGCTGGATCTTATTTCCTAACAAATCGACGCCGTTTTTATAATAGCAAAATCTTACATTACTATGCTGATCAGCCATGAGTTTATTGGGTTTTATGCTTCTGAAGCAGGAGGAAAGTTTATCGTTATAATGAATGGGTATGTTTATTCGTAACTCTATTTTTTTAACGCTGTGTTCAGCAATAGTAGTAGGAGAATATAAATTATCCAATGTTTTTTTATCTAATGGATTGAACATGCTGGAATAATTAATAGCAGTGCCATCTTTGATTAACTCGACTTCAATTTTTTTTATTGTTACAGGCCTATTCATGTTATTTGATAATTCAAGGATGATCGATGCAGGGCCAGCAAGTCTGGTATCATCACCATATAGTGCTTTGGGTACAGAAGAGTCCTTGTTTAACTCTAATTCGGAACTTCCTATTTCGCCGGTATTAATAGTCAATTCAAGTTTATCTGATTCTGGTTTGAATTGTTTGTAATTGCTATATGTAGCAAGAATTAGCCCGAGCATGGCTATGATAGTGTTAATGTTTTCACGCTTCATTTATACCTTCACATTTTTTTGATTTGCAAGAGGTTTAAATTAAAAAAACAGTATATATCAAAGATGCAATTTTCCTAGATGAGATTTCCGCTTCTGACACAGAGCAGATGTTATTACACTATACAAATGTCTCTGATTTCCGCACGATCAGGAACTACACTACGTCTGGATGCAGCATGATGCCCCGGGGATCAGTACCAGAAGGCGGACGTTGTGTTGGGTAAGTTTATCAGTCAGCGCATGGCGCAACTGCCCTGTTTGACGAGAACTCGCCGTGCGCGAACAGCGAGGCGCTAATGTTACTGATGGACAAATTCAATCACTAGGGGCGGGGAAAGCTCTATTTTGCGAGGCAGGGCATCCAACCGTCGTGGCAGATGAGACGTGAGATGCTCTCGCCGTGCTATACCACAAGGCTTGCGGATGTGCCGGTTGTGCGAACTAATTAGGGAAGGGGGCTGTGTCGCTTTGAGATACGCAACTGGAAAAAATCAATTATAAGTTAGGGCAAAGAGAAAAAGCCTTGGTGTAACCCAAGGCTTTAGTTACTTGGTCTTAACCACGATACTTAGAAACAGGGATTTTGATCGGGAAAGCGGTAAGGCCTTTCTGATGTGCAAAAATCCTTTTACCCTTAACAGTAATGAAAGGGCGATAGATGGTGATGTACTCTTCGTTCGTATTGGTAATACCCATGATTGACAACCTTTTAGTTTTGCTGTTGACAAAACCTAAGGTAAGCGTATACTCATAACCGCCAAGTTTTCGTATTCACTTACGATAGGGGAAGCCAGCGACAGCAGTTCGCTGGCTTTTTCGTTATCTTTTTCCATTTTTTCTGAACCATGTTTCAGCTGCTTGCAAGCTAACGCCAAAGGTGAAACTAATTTCGTCTGGCGTCATCCCTTGCTTGACAAGCTTATCATCTATTAAAAAGTGGCTAGCAAATACATCCGCCTGCCATTCACTGTCTTCATAGATTTTATGCCCACCAGGCACCTTGCTCCTTGCGTATGCAACTTGATTACGATGCATGACTAAATGGCCAAGTTCGTGTGCCACTGTAAAGCGTGCGTGGTTATCACCATCACACAGGGCGTCGTAGACAGATTGCTGAAGAACAATTTTATTCCGATCCGGATAAGTCACTGCATATCGTTGCGGAAGCTCTTGATCCTCAACAATTTCAAGATCGATCGTTTCGGATGCCATTAAGGCCTCAAGAAGCACTTCAAGTCTCAAGTATTTTTGGTTTGAAACTTGCAGAGCTTCTCTAAGACGGTGAGCATACGACTTGATCTTGTCGTGACTTAAAGGTGAAACTCGATGGCCAAGTTCTCGTTTCATTACGGTCATTGTTTAGTCCTTCAGCATTTTGTTAAGTTTATCAAGCTGTTCAGGACTCAGATCTTTAAACTTTCGAGCAAATACAAGCATTAACTCTTTGTTCTGATCCTCTGCATCGGACATATCAACCTTAATGGTCGGCTGAGAAATAGCAGCCTGTCGTTTAAGTTCCTGAGCATCTTCGCCAGTTAGTCCGAAAACAGCTTCTACTGTGTTTACTAAAGTGTCCGGGATAGCCCGTTTACCTAATTCAATGGCAGATAAGTATGCTGAGCTTACTCCCAGCAGGTCTGCCATGTTTTTAAGTACCATACCCCGGTCTATCCTCAGTTTTCTGAGAGTTTTACCAAAGCTAGTTACCATGTTGCGCCTCCTACATATCCTGAGTACTTTATACAACTATCTGAAATCAGATTCAACAAAAAATGTAGAATTATTCAAGCTCAACGTGTGTAGATACTCTACTTCAGCTTGCATGCTAGTGCAAGAGTGTGAAGAAAAACACTATATGTTGTATGTTGTTGCAAGTTAAGGCATTCACCGCTCCCTTGCCGAGCATTAAGTGAGTACTGGAAAAATCGCTCTCTTTTGTCAACCCAACCTTGAACCACTTTGTGCATGCTGGCGCGACCGTATGTGAAAGAGACAAAGTCTGGTTGCTGGCGCATATATGCTTGGCAAAGAATGCCTTTTGCCTAGTAGTTATCATGCATTAAATCCCACTGGATGGTATAGGTTCCTATATCTGTTTTTGGTTTCTTCTTTAGCCATGTTAAAAATCCTTGCGACGCCTGTGAAGATCCGAAAAACGGTTATCAAAACTCAGATGAGCTTACGAGAAATCAGAGACTTAAGGTATCTCTGAAAGAGTGAGATAAATTTAAATTTTTTAAAGAATATCTTTTTATATCAATAAGCAATACAGTTTCCTTATATCTACTGCTGCGTCATATGGAATGGTTTGAAGCGGCTGACCTTATCGTGAAAGGTATGGAAGGCGCTATCAACAACAAGACCGTGACCTATGACTTCGAACGCCTGATGGAAGGCAGCTAAGCTGCTGAAATGCTCAGAGTCTGGCGACGCTATCATCGCGAATAGGTTATCCAGCGTCTGGGTTAGGTGAAAAATGGGAGCCGGTTGGTTCCCGTTATATACCCGTAAGACTCTACTCAAATCCTCTTCCCACCTGGTTTAAGAACGGGTTTTTCCTGAAACAGGAGTTACCGAAATATCCATATATTTTTTGAATCCAGTATCACGTTTACCCCTTGCGGATCTGACACAAAAGGAAGCCTTAAACGTGGTGCATCGGACACCGTAACAGTCCAGAGATACTCATCGATAAACCTGAAGTTGATGCTGTCTGCTGTAACAGCTAACGCCTCAAAATATCCTGTGGCGTATTCATGGCCCAACCAGACAATCTCTTTGGTACCCTCACGAAGATCAAGAAGCGCTATAGTTAGCGATTCTTCGAAAATAACGTCGTCAGTGAGAAAAAGAACATAACGCTGTTCATTGATCTGAACAGATGCCTCTAGTATTTCTCCAGAAACAATAACCCCGGGATTATTTCCATCACGTACAACTTCAGAGCGGGCCTGTGACAAATCGGTCGCTTCCTGAACTTTCATCAACGATAGTGAATGAACCTGTTGCAT